AGTACCGTAGAATATCTTGTGGTCGCTGGCGGTGGTGGGGGTGGTCGTGCGAGTGGTGCTGGGGGCGGTGCTGGAGGCTTTAGAACCGCTACTGGGTTTCCTGTTGCTGAATCTGCATATGGAATCACTGTCGGTGCTGGCGGTGCTGGTGCTCCGAGTGCTGGTGTTTATGCTGGTTCTGGTTCACCTTCAATCTTTGACACGGCTGGTGTAGGCACTACTATTACTTCTGCTGGTGGAGGTGGCGGTGGTAACGGTCAAACTGGGACAAATGATCCATATAATCCGGGTCTAGCTGGCGGTTCTGGCGGTGGTGGTGGCGGTAACGTAGCCTCCGTTTCTCCCGGTGGTGCTGGTAATACACCATCAACTTCTCCCAGTCAAGGTAATGCTGGTGGACAAAGTTCCTCAACTTGGCCCGGTGTTCTTGGTGTAGGTGGCGGTGGTGGTATAGGGTCAGCAGGACAACATGGTACATCATCTATTAGCGGACAAGGTGGAAATGGGGCGTTATCAACTATTACTGGAACTAGCTTATCGTATGCTGGTGGAGGCGGTGCGGCGGCAGGTCATACCAATTCCCCAAGAACTGGTGGAACATACCCAACAGCGAGTGGCTTGGAAGGCGGTGCTGGAGATGGTGGTGCGAGTGGTGGAGGTAATGGAACTGCCAATAAAGGCGGCGGTGCCGGTGGAGGAACCGCATCCCCCGGTGGTACTGGCGGTTCTGGTGTTGTAATAATTCGTTATCAATTTCAATAAGAGACTAAAATGAGCCATTTTGCAAAAGTAATTGATGGAATTGTTGAAGCAGTTCACGTTATCAAACAAGATTATGTTAACAGTGGTAAATTGGGTGACCCAAATAATTGGATACAAACCAGTTATAACACGAGAGGTGGAGTTCACTACGCTCCTAATTCAGACGAACCAGATGGGGGGATTGCTCTCCGTAAAAATTACGCAGGGGTTGGTTACACTTACGATAAAACTAGAGATGCTTTTATCGCACCTCAACCATATCCGTCTTGGAATTTAGATGAAGATACTTGTTACTGGAATGCACCAACACCAAAGCCAGATGATGGGAAGATATATTATTGGGATGAAGATAGAAGCGAATGGGTAGTCTTGGAGAGACCAGCATAAAATATGTTCTACACTTGGGACAAGCCATTAACAAAAGAAGAGTGTGAGTTTCTGATGTCTGATTGCAGTTCAGGCGAATGTCAAAACGCTAAAACTGGGCAGGATACTAGTCCTCTTTCCGCAAGTCCTGAAATTAGAAAAACTAAGATTAAATGGGTTGATAATAGTAAGTTGATAACTTATGCCATGTCTGGTTATGTAAATGATGCTAATAACAACTATTTTAAATATGAATTAACTCATAACCAACCAATCCAATTTGCAGAATATATTGGTGGGGATCATTATACTTGGCATACAGACGCTGGTAACAATGAGGATAATGTCTGTAGAAAATTAACTACTGTAATTTTGTTATCTGATCCAAATGATTTTGAAGGAGGCGATTTTGAAATCTTCAATGGTGATAAAGTAGACAAGCCATTTTCCAGACAAGGGTCGATTGTGACTATGGACAGCAAGGATTGGCATAGAGTTACACCAGTTACTAAAGGTGTTAGATATAGTCTAGTTATGTGGACTATGGGGCCAAAATTTAGATAATGATTAAACTACTTTTTTACATCACACTAATACTCGCTCAATACTAGATCATGGATATTTTTTACTGGATCTGCGAAGTTTACGATTACGAGAAACGAAAATGTAAGAAGAGAGCGTGGAAATAATATGGATGTACTAGATATATGGAATGATTTGGGATACATTGAAGGGTTCTTATTTTCATTATGGATAGGGTTAATGTACTGGGGTAAATGTTGGGTTGATGCCAAATTTAAGTGAAGTATTATTGCAGGGAATTAGCAAGAAGCTGGATCAATTGATTGAGTTAATACGAGAACTAATCAAAACTCTTGGGAATAAAATAAATAAAGATGGCTACTAAGAATACCAATAATGAATTGAAGGAGTTTATAAACGAAAAGTTTAATAACCACGAAGAACTAGAGGCATTACGTTTCAAAAGAATAGACGAACTTATTACCAGTTTTGGTAAAGAGATAGATTCCAATGAAGAAACAATCAAGAGAGTACATACACGTGTAGATAGAATAGAAACAAAGATTAAGACGGTGCAAGGTATGGGTGCAGCCGTTGCTACTTTGCTAGGTGCAGTCGCAGCTTGGCTGGGAATTAACAAGTAATGCCTAAGAAGAAAAAAATACCCCTCTATGAAACCAAGAGTAAGCTAGTAGAAATCTTCTGGATAGATGCGCAGGCAGAGGAGGATTGGGAGTACTTATCTAGCCTAGAAAAAGACGGTAGTAAAGACCCTATGTATATTAAAACAATAGGGTATCAACTGGATAAAACAGACAACGACTACATAATCTGTAGGAGTTTATCGTCAGATAAGGGGTTAGAGGGACGCTTCCATATACCTCTCAAGTGTATACAGAAGATCAGAAAGATCAAGTAGTTATGTGGATTCTCCTCATGATTATTTTAAGTAACCCACCAAATATACATATAGTAAACACCAAGGTATTAGGTACATACCAAGATCAACAAGAGTGTACTGATAACATGGATAGGGCTTTGTCTTTAGATCCCCCTCCTAATACTAATGTAGGATGTATTAAAATAAAAGGAGTTAAACAAACTAATGGCTAGAGATTATGGTAAGGAGTACAGAACATATCATGGTAAGCCTACACAGATTAAACGTAGAGCTTCTAGGAATGCTGCTAGGAGGAAGGTTCTTAACGGGCGTAAGAGTAGCCTAGACGTAGATCATAAGGATCGTAACCCTAGAAATAACAGTCGTGGTAATTTAAGATTGGTCAAACGTGGGCAGAATAGAGGCCGAAATAAATAAAACAGATAGGGGAGGGTAGCCTGTACCCTGATCTCTCAAAATACAGGCTCTCACTTCGTTAGACTGGCATCCAAGTGGTAGGTCGTAATGCTTTTTTCGGTATCCGATAGGCAGGAGGTCTATCTGGATTGCCGAAATAGGAGAGGTATTGTTTATCTTTAGCTTGTGTACCTTCTATCCATCCATGTATAGTGGCAACGTAGTTATTTTCTGACTTGTGTATTTCTACCAAGACATACTTATGTTTACTAGGATCAGCAGGTCTAACGATTAAGTCCCTGTTATTGTTACTGCCTACTGTACGAACCTGCCAGTTGATTCCTATATCAGCATCCTTGAACGTGTTAACAGACATTGGAAAGTATTTACCAGTAGCCTTGGCAAACCCTATCTCTCCCAGCATACCATAGAAATTATCCTGTAAGTCCCTACCTTTGTATCCATGCTTATCTTTCATACCTTTACGTAGGGCTTCGGTGTGACGTAAACCTACTAGGTGAATAGCTACTGATACCTCATACCAAGTTAATGTTACAGCCGATGGGTAGCTAATTTCTGGCATACAATCTCCTGATCTAATTGTTATGGGTGTCTTATATTGCATTTTCTAGTAACAGATAAAAGAATAATCCTAGCACAATTAATCCTATAAATAATCTCATACTACTTCTCCATGTATATGTCCATCTTACCATTGGATATAGATCCATATCCACCACCTGCTTTCATGCGCATTAGGTCTGCCAAAAATTTGACGCATATAGTTACGGTATGGTTAGCTTTTTTATTTGTATTTTTACTGGTTGCTTCTAGTTGCCATAGCATATACTGTAATGGTATCACTACTTCCCAGTATTTCCAATGGCTCTGTCTGTAGATTAATACAGGTACAGCGTTCAATGCGTGTTCATCGTCATTAGCTTGGCGTACTGCCTGCTTCCACCACTCTGCTACACTAGCTTGAGTTACCTTACGATATAGCTTGACTTCTACAAAGTAAGTAAACTCATCTATTGTTATCTTAACATCACAGCCACCATCCCTAGACGCACCTAACTCTCTGGTAATAGGTTCACCTAGGTACTTGGTAAGCATATGACATACTTCTCTTTCACCACGTTTGCCTTTATCTCGGCTGTTCGTCATCAGGCACATCCTCTCTCGGTATAACCATAACTTCTTCTATGGTCATTTGTAGTTCATCATAGACATAGCGTACTGCCTCTTCCCTAGAAGGGAATACTTTAATCTCTCTATTCCTGTGATGCTGGCATTCTTCGTACAGGAAAGAGATGCCATGAGGGTGATCTCCGTCGTCTATACATTCTTGGCAGGCTCTACCTAGTACATATTCTTTGGTCATATAATGCCCTCCAATGTTATACGTTGTCTTGCTCCATCAAAATTAGACTTAAACTTACAAGCCTCACCATTACGATTCTTCTCTAGCGATACAATATTATCTCCTTCCCTAGTGGTATACATATTAATAAAACAATCACATATACGGCTTAACTCTAGTGTCCCTGCTACTCTACCAAGACCACCAGCCGAGCCTAATCCATTGTTATATCCTTCCCTGTTTTGTTGGGCTACCACGATCAGATGAATACCCAAACGTGTAGTGACATTCTTTAATTCTTTAACATATTTCTGTAGTTTAATCCAATGCTCCATGTTGTATTCATCACGCTCACTAGCGATCTCACCCAAGTGATCTATGACTACAACCCTGACGTTGTTACAGGTAGCGTGTTCTTGTATCAAAGCCATTGTAGTACCTAGTGTTTTAGGTTCGTTGCCAGTAATGATTAGGTTCTTGCGTTCTAATAATCCTAACCTAGCATCGTTATAAGCCTGTGCATTTTCTCTACTACGAAACTTACGATTATATATTTCATCGTAGGTTACACCAGAAGCCATAGCTAGTATACGTCTAGCCAACTGTTTGCGATTCATCTCATAGTTTATATATAAGACACGCCCATCGTATCCGTTGCTGGCTATATGGACTACCCAATTAAGGGCAAGCATAGATTTACCATGACCCGTAGGTGCGGAGATAACATTGATGTCCTGTAATCCGTGCATCTTAAGGTCTAGTAATGGCATACCTATAGCTGGGCCATCGTAGTCGTTAGCCTTACGTTCTCCAGAATCCATCTCATCCTGTATTTCTCCTAACCATTCATCTGGTTCTGATATACAGGATTCGTTGAATAGAAAGTCACGTGATCTTAGTATCTCTGTAGATTCTTGCTGTAATAAACTGATAACGGCAGAGGAATCTGAGTTATCGTTTAGGGAATTTTGTGCTTTAGCACATAGGCTGGCTATAAGTCGCTTGGATGAGAACTCCTTTAATAACTTACAGGCTTGTTCGTTAGGTATGGGTTGTTCGTAAGCGTAGTCTTGTATCTCTTCCAGTATTTCCTGATGCCTTTGCTGGTTAGAGAAGTTAGACTTGATTGTTATGTAGTCTAAGTCACCGCCTAGTTTATACGTGTCGCACATCTCTGAGTATATCTCTCTATGTAGGCGGTAGTAGAAGTCGTCTACGACTAGCCTATCCAGAAAGAAAGAGGACTCCATACGGTCACGCATCATAGCAGACAAGATGACACGCTCTACATCTCTGTCTGCAAACGTAGCGGAGAATATATTATCTGGTACTTCTGACATATTATCTCCTGTTTGCGGAAAGGGGCATAGCCCCAATCCACATTATAATTAATAATAATAATTAATATTATATATATATAATAATAATAATAATAATAATAATAATAATAATAATTATGTCGTAATGGGTGCGGTAAATTTACAATCTGGATAATTAGGACACGCCCAGAAACTACCGAACTTCCCATTCTTTGTAACCATAACAGCACCACACTTCTTACATACTTGGTCTGGATGGACACCCTCATTAAACCTTGGTTCAGGTGTACCCTCTGGCGGTACTGGCGAAGCATTAAAGACTTCCGTTGCTACCTCAATAATGTCCTCTTCATCCAGACCAGTACTAGCAGGCGTTTCTGACTCTGCCTCTAGCTGTGCCTCCTCTTCCCTAGTCCATAGCTCTATGCCACAACCAAACATAGCAGCGTTCTTACACAAGCAACGCATCTGAGCATTGTGTATATCTCTAGCACTAGGCTTAAGGTTAACAGTAGTGAATGTCTTGCCATAGATAGGTGATGTCATGGAACGTGTAGTACCAAAGCAAGTAATACTGGTCTTAACAAAGAAACCAGTTTCCTTATCACCCATGTATGGTCGTTCCGTTTCGCATTGGATACCACCTTGGTTCAGCTTAAGAACATAGGTATGAAAATCATAGGTTGCACTAGGGCAAGACCTAAAGAACCTATCCATTACGTTAGGCCAAGGTATGTAATCCATACCCATGTTGCCCTTGTTTTTAATGCACTTAGCTATATCTTCTCTAAAGTCTTTCGATTGGAAAGTAGCGTATAGCTCCGCTAACTTCTTCTCACTAGATTTCTCTGGCATTCTAACTCCTAGTCTAAGGTTAATGTAATACGAATAACTCCTTTATGATCTGCCAACTGTATGTCATTCCTGTTGAAGTACATCAAGAGAGTGCCATCGTTGTCCTCATCTACTGCTTGCTTCATGTTCTTGATAAACTTCTCTAGGTTCATAACGTGCAAACCTACAGCTACAGGGAATGTGCCTAGATGTTCAGGCATAGACCCTCCTGAGTAGTCAGGATGACTACCGTTATTACCACTCATATGTACCCTCCTAGTATTTAGCTTTTAATAAAAACCTACGTGATTGTATATATCCTTTGGTATGGTTATGTTCTACTGTATGAAATGTTCCTTGTAATGGAGAACATTCTCTTTTCAAAATCTCCCTAAAGTCCTCAACAATAGCCTTGTAATTAGTCTTAACTTTAGGCTTAGGTGACTTGAATGATGCTAACTCCTCACCCTCCTGACTGATTAACTTACCAGCGTTACCCATGTGCGACTTAATAAGATTCTTAAGTGACTCCTCCTCCTCTAGCAACGGAACTTTCTGCATACGCACATCATATAAACGCTTAACAGCAGCGTCTACAGTGCCACTACTCTGCACCATATCCATTGTATTAGTAGGGTAAAGTAACTTAAGGTCAGCCTCACTAGGCTTCTCTATATACGGTAATGTATTAGTTTCAAGACACGTCCAGAAGTTCTTGACTTTAGCAATTACCTTAGCCTTAAGATCAGCATCCATATACAGATCATGTACCAATATTGGATCACCAGATAAACGTAAATGAGGTGCTAATCCCACTAACTTCCAATGATCTATACCAGTAATAATAGAATACCAAACCACTTGGTAGTATTGCCAAGGCGGTATCTCATTGTTAGCCCAGTACTTACGGTACATACCTTCACTAACAGTCTTAACTTCTATGCCTGACAACTCATAGCGATCTGGTTCACCTATTTGCACAAAGAAATCAGGATGTGCATAAGCCCAATCATATTCAACTGAGCGTATAATCTTAGGCTTATAGATCACACCATTGTTAGCATCTGGGCAAGGTACATAGTCGGAGTCATGGTTTAATGGTACTGCATCAGGATCGAAATAGAAGTTGTTGTCTTTAGCATACTTCTTTGCTATAACATCTTCCAGTATATGACCCCATTCCATAGCATGATTGAGAGAAGGGGGGTCTACCTCCCCCTTCTTCTCCTTGTATAGTTTAACTATACTGCAATAGGGATTAGCCCCCATGATTGCACCAACATCACTACCTCCTATACCCTTGCGTCTTTCTTCGGGTGTTAGAAGCATATCTCTTTCTCCTTTGGGATAATGGTTTCATGTAGTTTACTGACCATCTCAATCTGACGTGTTGGGTTATACTTTTTAGCGACAGTATTAAAAGCATTGTATAACCGCCACCCATCATACTGTCTGGCGAACTCAGGGTGCGTAGGATTCTGCCAAAACTTATCAACCATACCCAAGTGTGACCAAGGTAATAAGTGGCTTCTCCCTGCTCTCAGGTACGTGTCAGCCAATCGGGTATCAGTAATAGTTCTTCGCTTTAAACCCTCAATCATGTGACCTAGTTCTGGAATCTTCTCTAGGTATTTAAGTAAGCCAACACCTATTAAATCTTTCAGAGATGCTACGTTGCCAGAGGTATGCTTGTAATTAAAAGCAACCTCACCCGTAATAGCCATGTTGTCACACACAAAACAGTCACCACCTACAGTAGCCTTGGCTGCAAACAGACTAAGATTGGAATGACGCAAACCCATAGCAGGTTCTACCTCATTGGTAACGTGTTGGGAGAGTATGGTAGGTCTACCATTTACTTCCGTTAGGAACTTGACATAACCAAATAGATCAGCACCATTCTCACTTACTCCCCATCGTGTGCGAGTAAGGTCTACTGGTATGCCTTTATCTTCTGCTGCACTTAACACAGCATCAGCAAAGTCATGGTGTTGTATGCCTTCCCAACGCTCTGATCTTGCCTTAACTCTAGGCTTGCCATCTTTCCCAATGTAACTATAAACTCTTGGTGTTACGGGAATGTCCTTCAACTCATGTAACTTTACTTCGCTTGCTCCGCAGTGTAACATTAGTGACATAATGATTCTCCTATTCTGATTGTGATGTCCACGTGTGAGTTTCCTCTACCACGATAGACGGTTTGTAGCCTTTGTACCTACCATAAGACCACCTATTACGTATCTGATGGATACGTTGTCGAGATACTCCCCAGTATTTACCTAGCTCAGTAAGACTCATACCCTCTGCAATTTGCTTAAGGATATTCTTATCTCTCTCAGTAGGTTGGGTTCTCATTTTTCTACCACGTTTCATTGGTGCTGCTGGCACTATGTCCTCCTTTCATATGGGAATACAGGCGTTCCCAGTATATAAACATCAAGCCAAAATCTACGGGAATAAATCCATACTGCTTGGTATATATCCACATACTGAGCCAACCAAAGTTACTCAAGACACACGTCACCGCACCGATACGCCTACCCTGTCCGAATAAACGTATGCCTATGAGTGTTGCAATACTAAGTAATAGTTCTATCCAAATCATTCACGCCTACCACAAGACTCAATAGTAGGAGTACATGGGATATACCTCCATTCTTTATCATCAACCAATGTCTTACCTGCTACACCGTAACCATCAATTCTATTAGTCAGTACCTCCGCATTTTTACTACTGACATACCAAATAGTATATGTAACCATAGATGCTACTAACACTAATACAATCAAGTACATCCTACTCATTCTTCTTACCTCCTTTTCTATACTTGTAATGGTAGTTTCTAAACGGGATATTAGCAGGGGTTATAGTATCGAATGGGTCTATAAACTCTACCAATTCCAGCTTACCCGTTTGTTTATTAGGCTTGTATTTTTTTACCAAACCATGTGAGCTATTTCTTCTCTGCATTTTCCTCCTTATCCTCAAGATAATCCTCTACTACATCATGTAATACTTCTCCTGAAAACGTACCTGCTGTTACCATTGTAAACGTAGCAAGACCACTACATCCAACCTGCATGAATAACAATAGTACTAATATAAACTTAACCATGTTCCTCCTCTCGCTCATTAGAATTAACCCTATCCCACCCTTCTGGCACATCTCCTAAATCATATATCTGTTGTTTAATCTCACTCATTTCATCACACAACTCATGTATCCTTGCTTCTACTGTAGGAATACCGAACTCTCTAAGCCTTACCTTAACCCTCTCTGTTACCCTATTCCATTGTACTGTGTTACGCCCTTTAGAATAGGTAGGTTTATCGTAAGTAAAGTCACGTGTTTCTTCTGGTAGTAATGGTCTAGCTGATTGAAACTCCTCACGTAAAGCACGTAACCTTAAGTTTAAATCCATCACGTTAATTAATTGTTTCATCGTCATCGTTCTTACCTCCTTGCATAAGGGTTAACGTAGGTTGCCTTAACTTATGATTCTTTTTATTCATTTCATCCTCTACATCTCTGTCTGCTAACCTCTTCTCACTCATAGCTGCTTGGTCAGACTTAGAGAAACAGTAATAGCTATAGTCATACACATCACCTATAAATATCTGTAGCTGGGAATCATCTAAGAATTTTTCTGTACGTTTTTTACCAAACCTCCATTGATACCAACGACTAATTAAATCATCCAACGTACCTATAAAGCCTTCTGTTTTAACGCTGTCCATACATTCTCCTTGTGTTAGAAACTATTGTTTTTAATATTGTTCTCATGCTCAGTCATAACACGTAGGTTACATGGAACGTGCAACCCACAAACTTTCTTATGATGCAAGGGAATTATGTGGTCAACCACGTGTTTGATACCTGTTTGCTTAGTTAATTCTTTAGCTCTCTGGTATACCTTCATCACACCTGCACCACGATCCAAGTCCCTTATGGTAGAACCATTCTTCATGCTACGTTTTCTTCTAGCCGAATAGAAACGTACCAATGCTACGTTCCTCTTGTTCTCATCACGTTTAGCTTGGCGAATTACATCACGATTAGCTTCACGATATACCCTGCGTTTCTCTATTTGCTTCGCCCTATTCTTCATGTAGTAGAGCTTGTTGTTAGCCCTACTGTATGCTTTCCTAAACTCCTCATCCTTGTATGGCATAGCTCTCCTTTCTATAGGACATCATCGGTACTGCAAATGTCCTATGGGAATT